CATTGGGACGTTTGGTTTTGTCTACCAATGACACGCAAAAGGCAACTGATTTGCTCAACCTTGCGTTGGACGTAAGCGCGGCAACAGGCAAACCGTTGGAAACAGTCACCAACGCATTGGGCAAGGCGTACGACGGCAACACCGCTGCATTGGGCAAATTGGGCATTGGCTACGGCGCAGCAGAATTAAAGGGTAAAGATTTCAGTGCCGTTGCAGCTGAATTAAATGCACAATTTGGCGGTTCAGCGTTAACCGCTGCCGAAACTTACCAGGGGCAAATTGACCGTTTGAAAGTTTCATTTGGCGAAACACAGGAAACATTGGGAACGGCATTGCTGCCGATTCTTCAAAATGTCATCACGTTTTTGAATGACACGGCAATGCCAATTTTCATGCAGGTTGTTGGCGCGTTTTCTGACGAAGATTCAGGATTAAATGGCGTCATCACGCGGGTTGTGACAACCTTGAAAAACGTTGCTGAACCAATTTGGGAAGGTTTGGTCAAGGCGTTTAATTTCATCACAGACGCCATTGCTGCCAGCAAAGATGAATTTGAATCGTTTGCTGGTGTTGTTGAAGCAATTGCACCAATTTTGGGCGACGTTTTAGGCGGTGTCATCACCGTGATTGGAAAAATTGCAGGCACAGTGATCACAATTATTGGCAAAGTATTGGGTGCAATTGCACCAGTTTTGAACACTGCCATTGACGGAATCAATTTAGTCATCAAGGGTTTGAACCTGGTCAATCCAGGCAAAGACATTCCACTGTTGACAAAGATTGGTGAAGGCAACGTCAAAAACAACGGCGGTTTCAGCGGTACAACCCCAGGGGGTCAATCATTTGCTGGCACGTTAAGCGTTCCAAAAATTCCAGGGGTTACAACAAAGACTTCAAGCGGTTTGACGGTAACAACGCCGACGGGTGGCGGGGGTACTGGTGGGGGTGGCACTGGTGGCGGTGGCGTTCAGACCGCGTCAAAGGTTGCTGCAAAAGCAGCTGAAACGTTCACGACGGGTGCGTTGACCCCTTACATTGGCGCAGGATTCAGCATGGCGCAGGCGTTGCAAAATAGCCAGCCAACAATCAACCTGACGGTAAACGGTGCAATTGATTCTGAAGGCACTGCCCGCACAATCGTTGAAACCTTAAATGACTCCTACTATCGCGGCACGGGTGGTGCTGGAAGCCTGCAAATCGCATGAGTAACTGGTCGCCCGTTTGGAAAGTTGAAATTGACGGCGTTGAATACACAACGGCGGTTTTGGCAAATCTTTCGATCACTAGCGGTCGCACAAACATTTATGAGCAAGCGCAGGCAGGTTATGTCAACATTCAGTTGATTGACGTGAATCAAACCGCAATCCCCGTTTCAATCAATTCAAGCATTTCAGTGCAAGTCAAAGATTCAGCCGCGGCGTTTGTCCCGCTATTTGGTGGCAATGTTGTGGACATTGGTTTGGAAGTGCGTGACGTAGGTTCAACCATGTTCACGCAAACTTATTCAATAACTGCCCTGGGTGCGCTGGCACGTTTGCCAAAAGTCTTGACCGACGGCGTATTGCCGAAAGAATTTGACGGCGACCAAATCTATGACATTTTGAGTGAAGTGTTATTTGGTCAATGGCAACAGGTTGCGGGTGCGTTGACATGGGCAACCTACCCAGCAACAACGACATGGGCGACGGCTGAAAACAACGGATTGGGCGAAATTGACCGCCCTGGCAATTATGAATTGGCGGCACGATCTTCAGAGCGCACCGACGTTTATTCACTGGTTTCAGCATTGGCAACGTCAGGGCTGGGGTACATTTATGAGGACGCTTACGGGCGCATTGGTTATGCCGATTCAACCCACCGCGTGAATTATTTAGCTGCAAACGGTTATGTTGAAATTGACGCCAACCACGCCCGTGCTAAGGGACTCAAAATTGCAACCCGCGCAGGTGACGTGCGAAATTCGGTAACGATCAAATACGGGGCGACAAGTAGCAGTGAAGAATCTGCCAGCGACGCAGCCTCAATTGCGACGTTTGGCACATTGGCGCAGATCATCACAACCACACTGCACAACAGTGCCGACGCCACGGCGCAAGCGGCGTTTTATTTAGACCTACGCGCTCAACCTGAACCCATTTTCAGCGCAATTACATTTGACCTGACAAATCCTGAAATTGACGACACGGACCGCGACGACCTATTGAACGTGTTTATGGGTCAACCAATGTCAATCGTCAATTTGCCCTTGAACATGGCGTCAGGCACATTTTTGGGATTTGTTGAAGGCTGGTCATTTTCAGCCAGTTACAACCAACTATCATTGACCGTTTCACTTTCACCGCTTGCTTACTCATTGCAGGCAATGCGTTGGAATGACGTGCCAGTGACGGAAAAATGGAACACCGTGTCGCCGACATTGACGTGGGAATCTGCCACAATAGTGGCGTAGAAAAGGAGAAAACATGACAAACCCTACAAGTGCGTTTGGCTGGGTTATGCCCACCGCGACTGACCTGGTCACTGATCTGCCAGCAGATTTTGAAGTTTTTGGTCAAGCCGTTGACACTTCATTGGCTGATCTTAAAGGCGGCACGTCTGGGCAAATCCTTTCAAAAGCGTCAAACACTGACATGGATTTCACATGGGTCACAAATGACGTTGGTGACATCACTGCGGTCACGGCTGGCACAGGTCTATCAGGTGGCGGCACTAGCGGTGCAGTGACAGTTTCAATTGCTTCATCACAATCTGATCTAATCATCAAAGGTTTTGAGGAGGACGTCAACGTCGTCGCCTCAGCTGCAACGGGAACAATTAATTTTGACGTGTCAACCGCGTCGGTTTGGTATTACACAACAAACGCAACTGCAAATCACACATTAAATTTTCGCTATTCAAGCGGGGCAACACTCAGTTCAGTGTTAGCAGTGGGCGACGCGATCACTTTAGTTTGGCTTAACACCAACGGTGCAACGGCTTATTATCCAAACGTGATTCAAATTGACGGAAGCACCGTTACGCCAAAAGTACCCGCAGCAATCACGGGAGGAAATGCAAGCGCGATTGATTCATATGTGTTCACAATCATCAAGACAGCGGCAACGCCTACATACACAGTTCTTGAAACACAGACGAAGTTCGCATAATGCCACTTTTATCAACTTTAGCCAATGCGTCAGGATACGGTTATAGATCACGTGCGGGTGCTTCTGCCAACTTTGTTGTTATTGGTACTGGCTCAACAGGTGGCGCGTTAAGTTCAACAGATGGCATAAATTGGACAAGTCAAACAATGCCGTCCTCACAAAGTTGGGGTTGGGCTTCATACACGAACGGCATTTTTATTACGACCGCTTTTAATACTGCCAACGCTGCAAGTTCAACAGACGGAAAGACGTGGACTGCTCGCACTTTGCCCTCTAGCGAAGGTTGGCAAAGAAACGCGGGAGGCGGTGGAAATTTTGTGCAATTGAACGGTTTTGCAAGTGACAAAGCTGCAAGTTCAAGCGACGGCACGACTTGGACTGCGCGAACAATGCCCAGCAGCAAACAATGGAATTCAGTAAATTATGGCGGCGGTCAATTTGTTGCAATTTCAAGTGCTGAATTTGGATCAAACGCTGCGGCAACATCTTCAAATGGTGTGACTTGGACTGCGCGAACATTACCCGCTACTGAATTTTGGTTTGGCGTTGCTTTTGGCGCAAGCATTTGGTGTGCTTTACGTACAAATAGTACGGGCGCAGCAAGTTCACCCGATGGAATTACGTGGACAAGTAGAACAAGTGCTTCGGATGCACCATGGCGGTACATTACTTACGGCAACGGTACATTTGTAGCAGTTGCGGGCAGCGGCACTACATCAATGACATCAACAAACGGCACTACTTGGACAAGCCGCACAATTATTAGTGGTGGTTATACGCAAGTTACTTATAGCACAGCAGTTGGATTGTTTGTGGCGGTCGCAGCAGGATCAACGATTTCAACATCACCCGATGGAATTACTTGGACTTCTCGCACATCACCAGTATCAACCGATTTTCGTGGCGTAGCCGTAGACTCATAAACAAAGGAGAAAAAATGCACTATGAAATAGACCAAAAAAGTTTTGCTATTAGTTTTTATGACGGGGTAAATCCTGAGCCATTTCAGTATCAGCCTGATTACCCAAACGGCGATCAATTTGATACCTATGAAGAAGCCGAAAATTGGGCAAAGTTATCATTGCAGGCACATGATCCTGATTATGGATTTTATGCACCAAACGGTAAGGGATTACCTGGTGAGGCAAAGCCAACTGCGGCAGAAATGCAAGAAGCAAAATTAAAGGCGATCGGTTTATCGGTTGACGAATTGAAAACATTGCTAGGGCTATGACTTACCCAGCGGGAACAAATGCACGGTTGATCGAAATTGCCGCAGCTGAAGTTGGCACGGTTGAAGAAGGCGACAACCTGACAAAGTACGGCAAATTTACAAAGGCAGACGGTTTGCCCTGGTGTGGAAGTTTTGTCAATTGGTGTGCAAATGAAGCGGGCGTCAAAATGCACTCAGTTGTTTCAACTGCAATCGGTGCGCATAAATTCAAAGAAATCAGCCGTTGGTCAAACATGCCGCAGTTGGGCTACATAGCGTTCATGGATTTTCCACATGACGGCGTTGACCGCATTTCTCACGTTGGAATTGTTGTTGGCTTGATTGACGACAAAACCTGCATGACGATTGAAGGCAACACCAGCGGCACGGGTGATCAACGCAATGGCGGAATGGTCATGGTCAAGATTCGCAAGATAGGCAGCGAAATTGTAGGTTTTGGAATTCCAAAGTTTGTCCCGTATAAGGGTGAATTTCCAACAGTTGAAATGCCAAAGGTGGCAGATAAACCAAAGAAGGAGACAAAAAAATGGAACAAGCCAAAGCCGTAGCCGCTTCATGGGCGCGCTCATTCATGGCGGCAGCACTAGCCCTATACATGGCGGGTGTGACAGACCCAAAGACAATTGCAATGGGTGGCATTGCTGCAGTTGCACCAGTGATTTTGCGCTGGTTGAATCCAAATGACAAAAGTTTCGGTTCTACGGGGAAGTGAATCGGAAACCAAAGGCGGTGGCAGTAGCCCTCACGTGCGGGCTATTGCTCACCGCTTGCGGTTATCAGGGTTATACCCGTTATGAATGCCAGGAATGGAAAAATTGGAATGACCCACAATGCCAAAAACCGCAGTGCGTCCCTACTGGAACATGCACTGCAGACATCATTGGAGAAGTCTTACCACAGACCAGCCCGACGCCGTAGCCCTGAAGAAATACACGCGCAGCTAATTTTAATTATTGGCACAACCCTGGCAATGGTTTTTCTCATTGTCACCATTGGAATTACTTATGCGCTCATTTTCGTGACGCAACCGATTGGGGCGCAAGCACCCAACGACGCAGCGTTCATTGATCTACTCAAAACCCTGGCAATTTTCTTGACTGGTTCACTAGGCGGGGTATTGGCTGGCAATGGGCTGAAATCAAAGCCAAAGCCAGGTGACACGCCGACAAACACGCAAGGTTCTTGACCGCGCGCCAATAATGCGTCACCCTGAGTGCAGGTGGTAGTCGTTACCGCCTAGATTCGGGAGAAATCAAAATGGTTCTTGACTTATTAGACCCCGCAACATTGGGGCGTTTGGTGGGCGTTGTTTCGCTCATGATCATGGCAGCGGCGGCAGGTTACGCCAAAGGGTTCAAAGACGGTAAGCGTGAAGGTCTTGCACGCCGTAAGGCAATGGTTCGCCACCTTGCAAACAAGGCGGTGAAATAATGGGATTCCTGGACAATTACGAAGCAAGTCGTGAGCGTTTGGAACGCTGGTTGGCAACTTACCCAACAGGGCGAATTGAAACCCGCATTGTTGAATTCAGTGCTGAAAAAGGTTATGTGCTAGTTGAAGCAAAAGCGTTTCGCAATTATGACGACATTTTGCCAGCGGGCATTGATTACGCTTACGGCTACCAGGCGGCATACCAACCCAACATGAAACGCTGGTTTTGCGAGGATACAGTCACGAGCGCAATCATGCGCGTTCAACAGTTGGTCATGGGCGGGGCTGAACGTACCGTGCGGGAAGTCATGGAACAGATCGAAAACACACCAGCCAAAATTGCAAATTCCCACAAAGAATACGATTACTGGACAACCAAATTTGGTGACGTGCCTAGTTACAAAACCGCCGGCGAAGCCGAACAATCGGGCGTCCCGTCATTGGGTTCATCAATGGACGAAATTGCAAAACAACTGGGTGGGCAGCTGATTGAAGAAGCACCGCAATGCAGCCACGGTCACATGATTTGGAAACAGGCACATGAAGGCGCACCAAAGAATTGGGGCGGGTATTTCTGCACTGAACGCACAAAGGCAACCCAATGCACACCGCGTTGGTACGTTTTTGGAAGTGACGGCAAATGGAAGCCGCAAGTGTAATGAGCGATTACATTGAATTGATCAATCCGCAAACACGCATTTGCAAACTATTGAAAAACGGTGAAGTTGTAGCCGAATACAAAATGGAACAGTGTGACAAATGTTCAATGTTGGCTAAGGCTCACGAATTTGGCTACCAGCGCGGACAACGTGGCGAAAAATTGTTGTGGTTGTGTGGTGGTTGCAGGTGAAAATGCAATTGACCAGGCAAGAGGAAACGGTCTGTCTACTGGCTGCAATCAAATTTGCGCTAGACGGCGGCAACAGACCTGACGACGGCACGCGATACAACACAGAAATCAATTTTTACTCATACATTGCTGAATGGGCTGAAACCATTGGCAGTGAATGGGTGGTTGCCAAATACCTGGGTTATTCGTACGACCCATTTGAGCCAAAGTTTAAGATCAAAGCCGACGTAGGCGACGACATTGAAGTCAAGTGGACGCCGTACGTCACGGGGCAATTAATTGTTCATGAATACGACAGACCCGCAGACATTGGGGTCTTGGTCACTGGACGCTCACCGCACTATTTCATTGCTGGGTGGATTCCCATTGCAATGGCTCAAAAACCACGCCACCGCCATTCTAAGCAACCAAATTGGTGGGTGACACAAATGAACCTGCAACCTATTGAGAATTTGAGGAAATCCAAATATGGAAACAGTGCGATTTGAATGTCGAATGTGCAAGAAAATCACGACACAGTTAATTGTGAGAATCACCGACTTATTACCGCCTGGGGTGGAAACAATTCAATGCCAGGTGTGCAGTTGCATGACGGTTGCACAGATTGGGACACCAAATGCCGATCTATGAATTTGAATGCACGGTGTGCAAAATCCGTGTTGAAGTGGATAGATCAATCCATGAGGAACGAAATCCAACGTGTTGCGGGGCAAACATGAGTCGGGTCTACTCAACATTTGGCATTTCATTCAAGGGTGACGGTTGGGGTCACCAATGAACGAACGCCTAGACATGAATTTCGGGCATGACTTGATTGATAATGGCACTTCGGACGATTACTACACGCCACCGTTTATCTTTCAAGCCTTAAACATTGAATTTGATATGGACGTAGCCGCACCACCGCACGGTGCGCCCTGGATACCCGCCAAACGGTCGTTGACGATCATTGACGACGGTTTGACAACGCCGTGGGTTGGTCGTGTTTGGTGTAATCCACCCTATTCAAACGTTACCCCGTGGGCAAAAAAACTAATTGCACACAATAACGGCATTGCATTGGTACAAATGGCGAAATCAGCCTGGTTCAACTTGGTTTGGGAAAAAGCAAGCGGTGCATTGCCGTTGCAACCTAATTTAAAATTTATCAGATCAAATGGCGAAGCAGTTTCAATCTTAATGCCAGTGATTTTGTTTGCATTTGGTGACTCAAATCGTGACGTCTTGGTCAATAGCGGATTGGGAAAAGTACGGTGAATAGTTATCCACAAAAGTTATACACAGGTGCAAAAACCCTGTGGGACACGCCCAACGCCATGCGTAAAGTTGTCAAACATTTGACATACGCGATACGATTTCTACGCGAGAAGCGAACCGCGTCGGCGGTTAGTTCGCTGAAGCGCAGAAAACGTCATGGGGCGAGTATTGCCATAATGGCGGTTCTTTCGACAGGGCTGATACACAATGCCAATGCAGCTAACTATTCAATAGACCATTTGAAACTATATGCACATTCAAGGATTCTGGACTATAAAGAATTCCAGTGTTTCAATAAGATCATCACAAAGGAATCACGGTGGTCATACACTGCACGCAACGGGTCACACTATGGGCTGGGTCAAATGCGCTCTACTCACTATAGAGACCTAGACCCATTCAGGCAGATAGACTCAACGCTGCGTTATATAACAAAACGTTATCAAACACCATGCAAGGCATGGACGTTCCACGTGAAACATGGGTACTATTAATGAGCGCACTCAAAGACAATGGTTCAACATCACAATGGCGCAAGATCAGACAACGCATATTGCAAAGGGATTGTGGTATTTGCCAGGCATGTGGGCTTGAAGGCAACACTGTTGACCATATCGTGCCTAGAAGCATGGGTGGGACTGATGATGATTGGAATTTACAGTGTCTATGTAATGCCTGTAATGCGCCATCTTCAGCAACGACACCTACCGCTGGGGCAACTGTAATTTTTGGAATTTCAAATGTCATTCCAGAGTCGGGCAATGCACCGCGAGAAATCG